CCAGACCCTAGCAATCCAGACAAGGAACTTGATAAAGACCCTGACATCCCAGAGCCAGCCGAGCCTACAGAGCCTACGTCTCAGCACGTTACAGCCGATGGGCTGGACGTTCCAGACAAGGTTGAGATACCTGAAAGGCTCTACAACGACCTCATGATGATGATTGAATACTCCACGACCAACGACAACGAAGCGGGTGGCTTTCTTATCAAGGCTAAACACGGTGACTTGGGAGTTGTAGGGGAGCAGTTTGGCAAGGATAGAGAGATAGTTTTGGAGCCTAACGAGCAACTTCATGAAGGAGAGGAGTTGGTAGGCACAGTCCATATGCACCCTGTCACCCCGACAGCCAGCACAGGGGATGTGGCTGGCTATCTCAACGATGAGAACGAGAAGGTCATGGTAGTTGTGGGAGCCGACAAGTCTATCAATGTCTTTTTCAAGACCTCTTTCACGGCAGAGGGCGACTACGGGGATGAGATTTCAGACAACTTCGAGCAGTCCGATATGGGGATGCTGGCAGAGGGTCTGGGCTTTATATGGTATAGAGGAGAGGAGTCGGATAGGACTGTCCTCAACATCATCACCAATGTAGTGGATGATGTGGAACTGAATGTCGTGGACGAGACTTGGCCTATAGAGGACTTGGTAAAGGCTTTGGGAATCAAAGGCGTAGACCAAATTCCTTCCGAATACAGCACCAAGAAGACTCCACTCAAGTTGCAAATTCCCTTCAGTTTCCGTTGTAAAGATGCAATTCTTACAGGATAGGGGATATACTATATACCCTTTAAAAGAGAACCCTTATAAGACATGGAATCGAAGGGTATGCTATGTCCGTAACCTCAACAGAGATAACCGACTACCTCAAGGACAGGGTGATGTTCATCCTTTCGGCCCTTGAGTTTGCCGTAGTGGGCGGCATCGGCGGAAGCGTTGTTGGCTACTTCATGGGCTATCTATCGCAGATACCCTTTGTAGGCAACCCTCTCGCCACCCTTGGTGCGCTAGGCGCAACCGCAGGGTTCTTCGTCCCATTTGTAAAGAGGGCAATCAAGTCTGCATAGACAACTAGCCCTCTTTCTCTTTTTTTCCAGTTTACTCCATAGAAGGTTTATAAAATGTTTATATAGTCCAAAATCCTACACAAGTATAGATTCTTGTGAAGATTTGCAAAGGCTGGATTGAAATCCGTGAAGCCGACAACTACTGGCACTCTGTCATGAGAATCACAGCCCTTATCCCTCAAGCCCCAGACGTAACCGCCGTCCTGTTCGATGTGGACAACCTTAAGGCCGTCAAGCCCATTGCCAGCAACAGGGGTATGCCGCACGACATTTCTGACGAAGTGGCCTTTGACTACGACAAGGACAAGGAATGGGCGCACTTCGATACTTGGATTCGGCCCTCTGAAATCGCCCAAGTCTTCAAAGTCAAGGAGATAGTGAAGGGGTGGTCGGTGGTCTTCTCTCTTATGGGTGTCTTGGGAGAGATATACCAAGACCATAACGTGCGATTAATTTGTTGGTTCATATAGCCACAATGTTTATAAACCCTAGAAGCAAGGGATATGCTATGAGGTCGAAGAGTCTCGCATCCTACGCCATAGTCCTGACGCTCATCGCTCTTGCGTTGACCCTCAGTCTTGCTCCTGTATTGGCTTGCACGACCACTTCATCCACCACCCCAACTAAGACGGTAACAGTTACAGCAACGTCTACAGTGACGACACCAACCACTACCACAGTGACACAGACACAAACCAATACCGAGACTCAGACCTCAACACAGAATCAGACTATCACCCAAACTCAGACACAGACTGTGATTCAGAACCAGACCCTAACTCAGACAGAGACGACAACTCAGAACCAAACCCTAACCCAAACTCAGACCACAACTCAGACTAAGACTCACACAAAGACGCTCTCGCCAATTACAGTGACAACTACACAGATTCAGACAGAAACTCAAAATGTCACTGTAACTCAAACCCAGACTCAGACTGAGACAGGGACAGTGACAACGACTACTCTCACAGTAGTCCTCATCAAGATAGGTGGCAATGTAACAATGACAACCACTGTCACCACAACCCTTCCACCTGTCACAAGCACAGTTACTCAGACGGTGACTCCAACAAATACGTCTACCGCGTCTTCAGTCCAGTCCTTCTCCCTTGGCGAACTGTTGGGCATAGGACTCCTTCTGTTCATGATAGGACTCTTGGCTGGCATAATCATTGATGCCGCCTTTCTTGTAGGGAAGAACAAGGAGTCTAGATAACGACTCCGAGCAGATAGAGTATCGTTAGGATTGTGGCTGTGAAACCTGCCGCCCCACTTAAGGTGATGCCAACCTTCTTTGCAAAGTCCTTGTAGTCTGTAGACGTTCTGTTGACCGATTCGAGTTTGCCGATTCGGTCTGCCATCAGGGTGCTGTTGTGATTCATAATGGCACAACTATCCTTAATCGCGTCTACCTTTACTGTAAGTGTGGCTATGTCAGCAGTGCTTTGAGCCATGAAACTGGCCAACTTCCCGTTCAGTTGGAGCAGTAGTTCTCGAATCGTGTTTCCGTTGTCACTCATCATGCTTCACCCTTCTCTGGCTCTTTCGCTCTAGGTTCTGAAAGGATGTCGGAACTAGGCTCTGGCTCTGCTAGGTCTCCAACTGGATAGCCCATCGCTTTGGCATCCTTTAGCGTCTGTGAGATGTTGTTGAGGAGTTCTATGGCCGCATCTATCTTGTCCATGTCGAGAGTCTCAACATCCTTTACGAACTCTTCAATCCCTTTAACAAGGTCGCTTGCGTCTACAAAGGCTTTGTCTAGGGCGTGTTTGACTGCGCCAGCGTCAAGAGGCGTTACTTCCTCTTCTCCTTTTGGCCCTGTTGTTCCTGTTAGTAACTCAAAACATCTATCGCAAAATGGGCCTTCACCAACATCATCATAATGGCCTTTTCCATCATAATGATTAGTGCATTCTATACAAGAATACTCTTCTCCCTTTTCTGCTTCCGCAAGGGCTTCCTCTGCTTCCTTCATAGCCTTCTCGTCATAGTAGGCGTGTTCGACACCCCTCACCTTGTCTATCTCAGTCATAGGGTCATCACGGCTGTAGAAGTCCTCTACCTTCTTGACAGCCTCTTCAGCCTTTTGCAAGGGGGATACCATATACCTGTCAAGGCATATAAAGCGAAAGGGCTATTTAAGGATGCTGTTACTTCTGAGGAGTGGCCTTCTTGAGCCTATCTATCTCGTCCTGAATCGTCTGTTCTGTGAACGGCTCTTCCTTCAGGAACCGCCTCTTGAGGTCTTCGATTCCCTCTTCGAGTTCTTCTATCCTCTCATCAACATCCTGTTCTCCCTTGGTGAAGATGTCGCCCTCTGCTTCTAGCGGTCTCTCTCCCTCTGGCGCAGTTTCTTTTCCTAACTCAGACCCCGGTTGGCCGGGTCTTGAAGCCATCTCACGGTCTGGACTACCGAAGGTTGGAGTCCCTTCTCTAGTCATTCCCTGCCCACCCACACCTGCCATCGGTGGAACGGTTTCGCCTAACTCTTCAGTCAACTCATCTTCATCTATAGGCTCGAAGCCTAGTGCCTTTCTCACTTCATCTCTGGTGAGGATGCGGCTTGCATACAGAGGCATATAGGTCTTGGCCTTGTCCTCAAGGGAGTCCTCTTTGACTGGCTTCCAGATGAACTTCGGAACGTCATACTCATGGATGAGTTCGTCGGCCACTTTGCCATACAGAGACCTCATGACCATTATCATCACCGTCCTCTCTAGTTGGCTGTTGAGGGACTGGCGATTGCTGTTGATGAATGTGAAGTATCCTCTCTCTACTGTCTGGGCTGTTGCCCTGTTCAGACCCGCAGGGTCGGTGAAGAACTTCGGCACTGAGAGAGCGTAGGTTCTCATGTTGTGGAGCCATTGAAGCCAGAAGGATGTAGACTGCATTCTGTCAATGGGTGGGTTGATTGGCTCTACATGGATTGGGGTAGCGGCTCTGACTACGATGGACTGTCCCGGCTGGCTAGTCTGGAAGTATTTCCTCACTGCTTGATACTGTGCCGTAGTCACTTCCTGTCCCATTATGCCTTGGTCATTCATGCCAACATGGACTAGGAACATGGGCTTCAGGAAGACGTTCATGATGGCTCCCATCGTCTCTTCATAGTTCTTCATGAGTTCCTGATGGAAGAGGATGGGGCGTAGCATTGAGACACCGTAGACCGATTCATACGTCCATGAAGTGGGCATATAGCGGAGATGAATCATCTCATCTGCTAGGAAGGTGACTAGAGGGAACACATAGTATTGGACGTATCCAAGGATGGTTCCATAGGCATCCCTTCTGACCCGCATATACATGGGGTCAAGGGGCTTGAATCGGGTAATCTCTCCGTAGGGATTCTCCAATTTGTGGGTAGGATACATCTTGTTGTGCCTATCCGCGATGTCCACTCTGTCTGTCCACCAATAACTGTCCTGTCCGTTCTTGCCTTCGACCTCATAAGAAATTCTGAGAGCCTGAAGGTCGTGGCCAGTTTCGTGACAATACCAAGTTCTGACGACCTCAGTATACGAGTTGCCGAAGACTAGCATATCCTTCACCATTATCTTCAGAAGGTTGAGGAAATCGTGCCTATCAAGAAATTGCTTGATGTCCTTAATCACAGTAGGCAGAGGATAGTCTAGTTCGTAGCCTTGAGAGATGGTCATCTGGGTGTGGAAGTCTATCGTGGCCCTAATGAAAGGCTCCTGAACGTAGTATTGCTTGTATTTCTGGTAGTCTTCTGTCGGGACTGCACCCCATATCTTCTCCCATACAGCAACGTAAGGATAGACTGTGAACCCAAGTCCAAGTCCGGGCAGTTCCTTAGTCGCATACTCTTCCCAAGCAAAGTCTCTCCACCAAGCCTCACCCCTCTCTATCTGTCCAATCTGCGTTTCGATAGGTGGTTTGTATGAGGCGGATAGGGTGGGGTCGTCCAGACTCCTTGGAGAACCTGTTTGCCTTGGGCCGATTATCCTAGTCGCTCGTAACGCACGAATAACGGCGTTCTCGTCCTGACTGGAATCTTGTGCCGCAGACATCCTTATCGAAGGTATTTAAGCGTTCTGCTCTATTTAAGGATTATCTGGGATGGGTAACTGCCATCTGCCCTCACGGAGCAGACCCACTCTCGTTTGTCTGTGGTAGCAAGAGTGCTCGAAAGTTGCTATCCATCCCAAGGCTTATATACAACCAAGCCCTTTTAAACCTTAGTATGAGTGACAAGTCGGTTACGAAGACCCTTGATTGGCCTAACCACCGAGTAGGTTCCTCACCTTCAGACCCCATCCGGTTTGAGGATGAAAGGGAGTTCAACCCTGCCATAAGTGAGGGATTTGAGGCGATGGCAGACGAAGACTGCGACCTACATAACAAGCCCTACAAGGAGCATTCTCAAACCGAGTTGGATGAGGATGTCACGGAAGTCATGCCCGATGAGAAGGGAGAGGTCAATCCTATGACCGAGCCTCACGACATTGCGCCCTATGACCAAAATAAGGTGGTTGATATAGTCAACAGGATAGAGTCAACCCAAGACTATGAGACCCCAGAGGACATGGCTGTAGATGTTCAGTATCTCATTGATACAGGGGTCATCTACGAACTTCAGGGTTCCTACCAACGGCTGGCTCAGTCTATGATTGACGCTGGCCTCTGTCATGCCCAGACCACAATGCGGGAACAGCAAGACCCCTCTCAACAGTTGAATCCTACTAGCCAACAGAACGTCACACCCTTCAGTCAGGGCCAGTATATGCCGTCTGGAAGCGAGACGATTTCACCAATCATGCCTCAAGCCCCTATGAGAGAGGAAGACCCAAGCCTTTGGGTGGAGCCTTGTCCAATGTGTGAAGGCACTGGCACGAATGAAGTAAGTGGCCGTCCCTGCGATTATTGCGAAGGGAAGGGTAAGATTCCTAAATATGAAGAGGGCGGAGACATAGACGACACGACTCTAGAGGATGTGCCAGAAGACTGTGGGCCTAGTTGTTGCGACATAACGGATGAGGGCGGTTGCGATTGCGGAGATTGTGCAGGGTGTCTGGGAGACGAACCTAAAGTAGACTGGCGCGATTTGGATGAGGAACTCAAAGACCCACGCATTGGGATAGACAAAGAGAAGGGGAAGGACAAGGAGAAGTCCATGTCACCAGAGGCCCAGAAGATTTCTGGCACTGACCCCGCGAGTGTAGAGGCCAAGGAGAAGGCGAAGCCCAAACTTGAGGTTGATGTCTCTGACAAGATTACCGTTCTAGGCAAGACGGGTTCGGGCAAGACCAACCTCATCAAAGTCCTCATTTCTGACATTCTGCCAGACTTCAAGTTCGTCATTCTGGATGCTCTTGGCAACCTCAGTGAGTATGACGGCCAGCCTAACATGGATTATCATCAGGTCACGCCTTCCGACCAAGCGACTGTGGATGAGGTAATCTACAATGCTCTCGAAGCAGGAAACTGTATGGTCGTCATGGATGAGGTAGACCGCTATTCAGCCAAGCCAGATTCGATGCTCAACGAGTTGGTGAACTTGGGTCGGAACTATGGTGTCGGTGCTATCTTTGCGGCCAGACGCACAGCCGATGTGAATAAGGACATCTTAGCCAATTCGCCTTTCATCTTCACGTTCCAACACATCCTGCCTCAAGACCTAGACGTTCTGATTGACTGGTTCGCCCAACCTGAAGAGACCTTTAGAGACCTACAGGAGTTTGAGGCCATACTCTTCAAGGACGGTGAGCAGGTATGGGTAGGCAAGGTTCCAGAGAAGCCAACGACCAAGCCCACTGCCAAGCCCAGACAGCCCAAGAAGCCGAAGG